TGCTGCATACCATAGTCAACTGCAACAAGGTTATCTACCTCTACGTCACGATAGATTGCATTACAACCCCATGTGACAGCATCAACCTCATACTGCTTCTCAGTAAACCACTTGCGTGACTCACCATTGCCAATGACAACGTGTTTCATAGTTCACTCATCAACGGAAATATTGTTGCAATCTCCCGGGCACAGGCCGCAGCAATATCCTGATGTTCCTTCTGCGTACCATTAGCACTGCGTAGGTCAATGTAGTGTACCCATGAGCGCAGTGTACCGTTCATGTACAGTCGGGATACAGTCATACCCTCTGGTAGAACTGCCCGTGCTTGTTCCTTGGCAATACCGTTCTCAATAGCCCACTCATAGGTTTCCTTTGCTGCCCACCATATTTTCATCTGTTGCATACGGAAATTTTCATTCAGCCGTCGCTGTGGCTCATCAGTAGGATCAAAGTCAATGCTGTTCTGTCGGTTTGTTTTATCTTGAAACCGTGCGTCCTTTGTCTCATAGGTTAGGTCTTTGGTGGGGTCAGCATATCGTTGACTGAACTCTTGAAACGAGAACGAGCGATGGCGTAATATCTGCCGCGCAATGTCTCTCGTTGTCTCAATCTCAATACAAGCATTGACCATCTCTAGGGGCGACCAGTGCTTGTGCTTGATGAGATACTTGATAAGTTTCTCACTAGTTCCCTTGTTGTTCTGGTTACCGGGATTAGATACCCTAGCACAATACGCAACCAATTCCTGACAGTCATCAAGGCCAGTAATTTTGTCGGGAATCGAATGTGAGATTAATCTTGCGTTCATTTCTGATTCTCTTTAATATATTTTATCAAAGCATCTCTATGAGATTTCTTTTTAATTCCAGAAAAATTCATCTTAGTTCTTTTGATAAACTTTTTTGGTTTAGTTAAGAATTTATCCAATGTGCAATCATTCCATACAATATCAGATTTCTTCATTGCCTTTGAATATCTAAACTTCTTAACTGAACCAGCTTTCTCACCAAAGATGTTACCCAAAGATGGTCCAATTTTATTCTTTGTAAATGAATGACATGCCGTACATTTTTTAAAAACCTTTTTACCACTTACCGTGGCGGAATTTGCGACATTTGTCATCATCAATACTGATACAAAAACAATTAAATATTTCTTCATAATATGTCCTTAGAAAATGGTGCTGGCACACAGAATCGAACTGCGAATTAAGGTTTACAAAACCCTTGTTATACCGTTTAACTATGCCAGCAAACCAATTATCTGTTAGAGTTAAACTGCCGTTGTGGCTTATAACTCTTTGGCCAAGTGGGTTGTCGATTTGCAAGTTTATCAACTCGCTCAGACATCTCCTTGTTTTTCTTATCCAACTCAGCATTGTTCCATACCAATGCCTTAACTTCATTTTCGAGTTCCTGGCATCGTGCCTCAAAGAACCCTTCTACTCTTACTTGATCCATTTAAATGGACTCCTCTATAAGTTTCAATAGTCTTATCTTATACTGTTCTTGATCAATTGTCAAGAACCTTTTGTAGTCATTCATAAGTTTTTTTAACTCAGGCCATATAATATCGTCCTCTAATTGTTTATTCCATGATTGTTCATAGCTCACCAACTCTTCCAGTATAATCATCGTCTCTAAAGAGACACGACTACCAAGAAATTCCTTCATTAATTTGGGGTGTTGATTTTTATCTACTTTAAACAAGTTCTCAAACGATTGAACCAGTGGCGTCATCTCCACCGTAAACAAGTTGAAGAACCCTTGCCGTTTTAACTTCCACGACTCATAGTTCTCATCATTGAAGTTAGCAATGTAACCCTTCTTGTCTTTGATGAAATTTGCTACAAAGTAGTTTTGGATTTCTTGTTCTGTCTTGTACTTGCGAGCCAATCTAACGAAGAACGATCTGTCCTTGCGTTTATAGAAGGTGTCTCGCTTGATACGGGTCTTGCCTTTGTATGTTACAAAGTCGTAGTCACTCTTACCAAAATGCGCTTTCATAGCACAGTACATTAGGTATACGTCAATCGGTTCCATTACAGATACGCTTTGATACCCAATCAGTTAAAATGCAGGGAATTACCCCGTGAATAATTAGAACAATAGCCATGGACCATGCGTGAGCAAGGTGCATAAAATAGTTAGTGTTCTGTTCTTTTAAATGTTTCATCAGTCCATAAACTTTCTGTCTTTAATTAAATGATGTAATCTATGTTTGACTACAGTGAAGAATAGAACAAATAAATTATTTGCTGTATATTTTCCATTTGGAACTTTCAATTCATATATCATACTGGAAGTTGTGCCTGTCGAGGTAGAAAGTTCAAGTCTCTTGCGTTTGCTTCGATTTTCTCTTTGAGACTTTTGGATATAAGATTGCCCACTGTGTCGGGCTCAAGGTCATTACATAGGCAGTAATCAAGTACTGCCTCCATATGAGTAATGTTTTTTTCAAGGGCGATCTTCTCAATATTCATTGAGAAAGCTTTCGATGTATTAAGCGTCATTAATGGCACTGGTAATTCCTGTTTGATAAAGTTGAGGGGCTAACCGTGGGCCCCACACGGATGTATTACGGCATCACCCGTTGTTGGATTACCTTACGCGGTGGCGCGGTAACCAGCAGCAATCACAGAACGTGTTGCCGTACCCAAACGATACTTGCTGTAAATCTCGCCATCAAACGAGCTGACCCGCTTGTTGAGATATACAGGATATCCCTGCATACGAAGGGTACTGATTAGTGCGCGAGCATTCTTAACGCCGTAACGAGCGCTAATCTGCTTCGCAGTAAGTTCAGTTCCACTCTCAAGTGCGGCAACAACCTTAGCTGCCTTTGTAGTATTATTAGTCATGTAGTAATTCATCCTTTCAAGATGATAAGTTTGACAATATTGTCAGACACAAAGTGTTTCGTCTGGATTTCACAGACTCATCAGTGACATTATATACAGAGTATAACATAATAATAGTTAAATGTCAAGACCTTTTTTGTATCTGTTGTTGATCTTTCGGATCGTTCAATTCGAACACTAAAATATTTTCCAAGTAGAAATAGGATGAACGCCATGTGTTCTTGTATTCTGATACATATTTTTAAATGTGAACATCCCATCCCCAACAATAGATATTCTCATTTTTTTCAAATCTTCTAATGTATGAACTGGCGTATTCTTTTCATGAGAAGGAATATCATTTACAGGAACAACTTCATGTACTACGCTGCCGGGAAATAAAAACAAACAACCTTCTGTTGATTTAAAAACCCAAGAACTTGAGTTGTGCCAATTCCATCCTTTATTAAACATGTCAAAGAATGATGAATGAGGCTGCGGCATATCCGTTGCGAAAAATTTAATATCAAATTCAACATCAACTGGAATGTGTGCATAATATATAAAAGACATATGCGAATCTAAATGATGATGCGCCCCGTTAGGGTATTTATCTACTAGATTAAAATAACTCTTAGAAATATGAAAATCTAAATCATTTAGTGATATATTAAATACATCCAGATATTCTCTTATTGAACTTGTTATAAATGCATAAATATCCCGTAGTTTTTCATCATGATGCAAATAAGGATCAGTGACCTCATTCGAATATCCATCTTTAATATGGTTTAATGCTACTTCCCACAAATTTTCTTTAAATTCAGATGATTTTTCATACTCAAATTCACATATTGTCGTAGGGAATAATGTATGAGTGTTAATTATAATTCATCCTTTCAAGATGATAAGTTCGTTTTAATTTCACAAACTCATCAGTGACATTATTTACTAAGTATAACACAATCATATCTATTTGTCAATACCCTTTTTCAATAAAGTGGTGGGTTATTCTGTTACTAGGAAACCCACCGAAACCCTATCCGATTACGCTGCTAGAGCGTAATCTTGAGATGAAACGAAATTATCGTTTGCATTTACTAATTTGACCAATAACGGAGTCATCCGACAATTCTCCACTCATCTATTCCAGCCTGTCGATCCTATTTCGCCCCCATCAAAAGAAGACTAGGTAAATTATTCCAGCAAGTAAAGCTATGTCTGCACAAATACTCCAAAGAATATAAGCTTTAAACATCCACTTACTTACCTCGCGTACTAAGGGGTTCTTCATCTTGATCCCCCTTTATAATCATATCCACACTAATCTCCTTTTGGTGGAGGCGGTGGGTACTGCCCCCACGTCCAGTTCAGTTTTCAATTCGTATCATCAAATTGTATCTTATTTATACCATACGGGGATTAAAAAGTCAAGTACCTTATTGGTTTTCCGACATCTTTTATTTCTCTTTATCATCCTTATCTTTTGCATCAGGGTCTTCCTTAGCAATGTCTTCATCACCCACAATAAATCCAAAGTCATTTTCTCTCAAAAATGAACGAACTTCTGAAATAGGTCTAGACCATGCAAGGTGGGTAACAATATTTCCATACCCAAATGCACTAACCATAGACGGTACGCCAATCATTTCATACATATCTCGTTTCTTACTGTATGCCCACAGAGAACCACCACTATTACCAAATATAATAGGAGCACTGGATAGATATAAAGCACGGCCCTTTTGATCTTTACCGCTAATACCACTCAACAATCCTTCAGTTGGATAGGGTGGATTTCCCATACCACTACCCACGGCCCAAGTTGTTTGAAACAAATATGGCCCGCCGGCATCTTCTGGCCAAAGAGTTGCGACACTAGAAATAACTCTTTCCTTATCGTCTAAACGTAATAGGGCTAAATCCCTATTCTTATCCCACGCAAGAATACGAGCAACTCGACCTGTGGTGCCTACAGCAGTACTATAGTCGTTGTAGTCCCACAACCTAACATGCACTGGACGGCGAGTTTCTTTCTGAATATTTTTTCCCTTTTTAGGGTCAAACTCTTCTTCAATATTTACTGCGGTACGGATAACATGATAATTCGTTAAGACTAGAGTCCAAACCTTTTCATCTGCCCAAGATTCATGTTTCCTTTTTTCACTAAAAATAATAGTTCCCGAACCTTGGCCACGTCCAAGGTCTACCATAACGGTTGGATAAAGCATTTCAGTAATTTTCTTTACTGGTGCTTCTGTTTCTGCATGAGCTGCTGATATTTGAGACAGAATTAACAATGTCGCAAACACAGCGGTTACGGCGTCTTTTACTAATTTATTTAACATTTTCTTCGCTCCAAGTCTTGATTGTCTCTGACAATCTATTCAAATACTCTTGTTTATTTTTGATAAACTCTTGTACTGTACCATCTTCTGTTACCACCAAAATTACTACTTGGGAAATTTCTATACCTGTTCGTTCCCCAAACATCTCTGCATACGCAGAACCTTGGATATAATAATTCTCATTCCATTTATCATTTTTCTCTTTTGTTGAGGTCTTAAAATCTATAATGGATAGTGTACCTTTATACTCTGCAATGCAATCAACTCTACCCGCTACCTTATATTTATCACTATATAATCCAGCCTCTTGTGCGTAAATGTTATCTATATTAACAAGAACTGACTTTAGTTGTGTAAATAAACAATATGGTAGAAAATTCTTCTTGTGTTCTACCCATTGCAACGGATAATCCAGCTCCATATTATTGAGATAGTCCTCGCACATATGGTGAACCTTTGTGCCGCGAGCTGCAGCAGTTCTTGATATATGGTTGGCAACTTTATCACCCACACGTTTACGCCACTCCATCAACCCCTTCTTGTTTCGTACTGATAGCACGGTTGTGATTGATGGATACTTGTTACCCTCTGGTGTCTCATATAGACGTACACCATCTTTATTTGTTGCCGTTATAGGTTGCAACTCAATTGGTACATGATTAAACATTATACTAACGCACGAATCCTTTCAACTAGTCTGTCTGCTCGATTGGTCACTTGTCGATACCAACT